CGATCTTTTCTTTTATAAAAGGATTGAAGTGATGCTTTAGATCTACCACAATATTTCAGATAGTCATAACTATCCTTCGTGAAGTGTTGCTTCATCGCAAGATAAGTCTTATAGCATTCAAAAGGCATCATTCTAAAAAACTAATGAGAAAAAATTTTTGCCGGAGATTTTTTCGACAAAAATAGAATCAAAGAGGCAGTTTTGCTCTGGAACTTCTCTTGAGGAAATTGAGTTCCATAGCATTGTACTTCAACTTTTCCTTCAATGGTTTGGAAATAAGTTTGGGAACAGACTCAAGATCAATACTATTTTGTTCACAAAAAACTACGATAGCATCAATGTAGTTTAGGTCATTATTTTCTAGAACAATACGTTCAATTTCTTGTGCGAACTTTGCGGGACCCAAAAACTTTTTATTGAATGCTTCGTCTAGTTCATTTGACATCGGTGTTAGATAAATTGTTTGTGACAAATTCTTTAATGTAGCGTACTAATAACTTAATATACTCGTTTTTGTTTCGTTTGTCAAATACTTTTACCTCACCACCAGGAGTTACCATCAATGTGATAAGTTTGGTGACTGGAATGCCTGTGAGTTCATAATACATGCAGGCATACGCTGTTTCTTGAACAAAGTAATGCTCTAACCATTTCTCAGGTTTGATTTTATCTGAGGTTTTGAAATCAATGATTGCTAATTCGCCATCATATTCAGCAATGCAGTCTACTCTACCTGCAAGACCCAGATATTCTGAGTAAAGAGTGCGTTCAATTGCGTGAATATTATTTATCTTATCTAGAAAAGGTTTGGCATGAAAGAACATGAATTTTGTCAGGGGTTGATAATCATCCCAGTTCAATTCTTTGTTCTCTAGATATGCTTGTGCAACCTCATGGAAATCTGTACCACGCGAGGTTGCCTTTTTTGTAATTCGATTCGCTTCCTCCTCTCCAATTCGCTTTCTCCACTCAACAAAAATTTGGCGGTTATAGAAAGAAGTGATAGAAGTAATAGAGGGAACCCACTCTCCATTTGGTAACTGGTAGAGTCGGCACCCTGGTGTTTCTTTTTTATCAAGTTCAAGGTCACCAAGATAATTATAATGAGTAAAGGTCATACTAAACCAATTGCGTTCTTTGCTAGGATGTATTCCTTGACTAGACCAGAACGAACAATATCTTCAATACCGAATTCAATCAGAGAGAATGATTCCATCTTCGCAAGAATGCGAGTGAAATCAGAGATACCATTCCTTTCATATGTTTTTGTCAAGTCAGATTGAACACCATCACCGCAGAACATAATCTTAGAATTTTCACCAACGCGGGTGATGATAGAGTCAAGTTCATGGAAGTTTAGATTCTGACACTCATCAATGATGATGACTGCATTATCAAGTGTAGTTCCACGAATAAAAGATGTGCTCCAGAAACTAATCGTTCCTTGAGTTTTGAGATTACCATACAGCATTTCAAAGTCTGATTCTGCTGGTAACTCAAACATATATTTTACCATATTCTTGTAAGGAATTTGATAAAGTGAGGACTTATCCTCATGATCACCAGGAAGGAAACCAATTTCACGAGTAGCAACAAGAGACCTAACGATATAGATTTTTTCGTAAGGAGACCTTTCATCTAAAACATCCCTGAGTGCTTTGTAAAGTGCGATGAATGTTTTACCTGTGCCAGCACATCCATAAGCAAAGATGTGTTTGTCATTATCATAGGCATCAAAGAAATTTTTTTGATTGTCCGTAAGAGGTTCAATATCAACAAGGAGATCTGTGTTGATTGGTTTCTTACGTCTCATTTGCTTTGCAGTAAATCCAACACCGATTGGATCTTCAGTCTTTCTTCTTCGTGCCATAAGTTAGATCTTGAATTTTTGAGTTGCAGAGGGTGCTTTCTGTGCTTTTTCAAGCACTTCATTCCATCCTGGTTTGGATTTGATGAGCTTGTCTTTCCACTCACCAACTTCTCCGTTTCCAGGACATGTGGAGGGATCAGACCAGTCTCTCTCCCAACCTGGATTGTTTAATTTCCACTGGTCCCAGTCGTGAACACTGAGCATCACTTCTTTTTGTTCACCAGTTTCTTTGTTGATAACAGGATAAAATGCCAAAATTTCCACCTCCTCAATATAGAATATTTATACCCACCCAAGTGCCTTGGCAACAGTAGGATACTGCTCAGCAAAGACCTTCTTACAGTCCTCTGCAATCTCCATGTGCTCCTTCTGTGTGCCGTTAGAAGACCTCAGATTGATGTAATGTATCCATGACCTGCACGAGCCAGTCATGTAGATCCTGGTGGGCGTAGCAAGCGGCAGAACGAACCTTGCACACTCCTTAGCAACCCCTTGTCCTAAAAGATAGTTGTATACGTCTTGAGCATCACGGAAAAGATCTTGAATCATTTTGTTCATCACAAAAACTCTTTCCTCATCAAGATCATCGATGGAGTTCTGGCGATTCTTAGTGTCTTGACGACGAAGTTCTGGAATGGGAATGTCTTCTGCTAGAAGATTTGTGTCAGCATATCGTTGAGAAAACTCTTGAAACGTGAAAGAACGGTGACGAAGAATTTGAGCTGCGATACCACGATTGGTATTGATCTCAAGTGTCATGTATGCTTGTTCAAATACAGACCAGTGCTGATGATGAATACAATACTTGAGTAGACCTTCAAAACTTTCATTGTCTTGATTCTTAGGGTTGCTTACACGGGCAATGTAAGCCATGTTCTGTTCAGGATTCGGTGTTGCCTGAATCAGTTTTACTTTTTGACTCATGAGTTTTTACTTTACGAGATTGAGTGTTGCAAGTATTGCAGTAAAAAGAATACTTCTCTTTGAAGTATTTTACCACCTGAAAGTGGTTTTGATCAAGTGGAAACGTTTCTCCACACTTAGAACACATCCTCGTCTTGTTCATTCCAAAACTCTCGTTCGTTCTTTCGGAGTCTTTTGAGTTCTTTATAATGTTTTTTAATTTCTTGATAAGCATCTTCGGGAGTCATCTTATTTGAAACTTCAAGTCCAGCGATAAGAGCAACCTTATCACCAAACCTAGCTAGGGCACGTTCAAATGCAGTTAGATCTTCATACATTTTAGTCTGGATATCCATCGTCGTCATCAAAGACTTCATCGTAATCACTAATCAAATTACTTTGTACATTTTCTATGTATCGATTTGCATCTGAATAAACTTCAGACTTCAATGCTTCAATTAGTAACTCTAGGTTTCTAATGATAAGTTTTAATTTTTTTTGATCCATTTTTTGAACCCGGACAAAGCTAGTCTACACAAAAAAAGAGGGGTTGTCAACCCCTCGTCACATAACTATTCTGTCAATATTTGTTTACATATTTTTTTACAAACTGATTGATTGTCGTTACATTCGATTAGACATTCATAATAATCATTGATCCTGTCTGATTCGTAATCCAATCTATCAAGGATCTTTTCAAAATGTCTCCACTCATCTAGTTGATTTTGAGAAAGTATATTGTGCATCATAACCTCCACGCACAAAGTACAACATGATAAAGAAGTTTTCTTTCATCTAAATCACCTCTTGATTCTACTACTATGTAGGACAATTGTGTTGATTTTCTGATATTACGCAATAAAAATTTATGCCTATTAAAAAAGGGGCATATGCCCCCTTCGTTTTATCCAAGAGTCGCCATATGATATTGCGCTTCTTGTAGTTTTTTTTGCTTTTGAATTTGTTTACGGATAACGTTTAGCCAGTTCATTTTACTTCCTCCCAGTTCCAGTTATTACATGGACGATAAGAAAGACCACGATACTTATTTTGTGGATGAGATGGTGCATGTGTTTGCGAATACCATTTACGATATTCTAGTTTTGCAGTGTCAGTATCATACTTACACCCACGATAGGTTGCTGTCATCCCTTGGTCCCCTCTTTTACAAACTTGATACCACGATAGGACTCATTGTATTGTTGAGGTTGTTGTTGCATTTGCTGTTGATAGGCGATACGCTTTTCGGTATCGTATTCAACACCACGGTATACGACTTTCGACATTAGGTTTCTCCTTAGGTTTTGAGGTTAAAGAGCGTTCCTTCAGTCGGCTTTTGCGTCTATGGGACAAGTTTTTGGTGAGATCTGTTTGATCTCCCAAACTAAATCGTTCTTGGCTTGTCTTGGAATGTCTTGCTTATAGACCCTTCCAATAATCAATTGTGCTTGTAGACAAGTTAGAATGACTGGTTCCATAGATGAACGATCCGTTCCGAGTCGGCTTACTTCCGTTCGCTATTTCCGAATAGCGAATGAACGTAAGGTCAGTATAGACCTTGTATCGTATATAGTCAAGAGAGTTTGTAAAATGTGATACAATTTTATTTTTTATTCAGAATCTCCATACTTCTCAAGAAGATTCTTGACTTTTCTTTCTGTTCCATCCATCACTTTGATCTGAAACAGATTTGATTTTATATATTTCTTTATTTGTTTATACTCCTTTACAACATCATTGATGCTATCAAGATCTAAAGTTACCTTTGGTTTATTATTGAAACCTGTCATTGTTTTTTCCCTTTTTTCTTTGCAGAAGGATTGATATCCCAAAGTTTTGGATTTGTTCTTCCTTCTGTCTGTCTAAATTTCTTCAAACCTTCTCTGTACTTATCCCAGTAATAATCAAAGATGTCTACTTTTTTATCTGTAATTACAATGTCATAAGCAATCGCTCCATCAATTTCATATGTCACAAGATAGGTCGTATAAGATAACGACCTATCATTTGCCAATTTTGGATCACAGTTTTGATGAAGAATCTTAAAACTCAAGAGCGACCACCCCACTTGATATCAGGGTAAGCTTCTTCAATCAAACTACGATTGATACTATACTTATCAATCAGTCTCTTGTCTTTCACAAGAACAAGAAGATCCGCTTCCTCAGGGTGAAGACCTTCTAGAATTTGAATGAAGATTGTTTCACGTCGAGTCTTGGATAGAGCATCGTTACCACCCTTCACAAAGTTGTAGAAACTCCTCTGTTCTGACCTCAAAGACGTGTGTTCAGTTCCCTTAGGTGCTTCATTGGGTTTGTAAGGAACGGTGCCTTCAGGGAGCATGGAGACTACGCTCTCATCGAAGTTCCAAATGAGTAGAGACACAAGAGCATCGTTCCTGTACTGTCTCAATAGTTCAACTTTTTTCGGACGAGTTCTAGCTTTAGAAACCTCTTCTAGAATTTCACTCTGAAATGGATTCGGAGGAAGTCCTTTGCTGGTAGTTTCTGTAACAACTTTAGTTGCTCTAGGTCTAGTCGTCTTCGTCGTTGTTGTCGTAGTAGTCTTCGGCATTTTCAAATCTCAAAGCAAAAATTTGGTCTGGAATTACATTCCCATCTTCATCAAAGAATTCGGGATGTAAGTTTAGTGTATCTGGATGATGCGGTGTTGTTTTGATAACATGTTCTTTGGCTAACCATCCAAGGATAACACCAATGAATAAGAACATTATACTGACTAATGTGCTTATTGTCAAAGTGACTGCTAACATCTTCCTACTCCTAGTTTGAATTTCGTTTCCTTATATCAAAGGAAAATTCTAAGAAGATGTGAATCTCTCTTCTCAGGAGAGAAACCATCTTACCAAAACGAATTTGGAATGTTTTTGGTTCTCTCCTATTTTTGTTTTTGTTTCGGAGCATCAACTCCACACCTTTATTTATTTGCGGGTTAGATCTTCTTCTTCCGCCCTGGTCTTTTGTCCTGCTCATAGCGACACGCATCCTCTAATATACCATACAGATAATTTCTGATCTTGCGGGCGCGTGGTTTAGGTATGTGTCCATATCCCTCACGCAATTGCTTGTGAGTCTCATCAGCGCCACCTCTCAAATATTCATCTAAATCTACTATCAAACTATTCAATTCCAAAGCAACAGAACTTTTGATGAATGTTGTCATCTGGTCTTTTGTCATCTTGGATGATTTTGCATACTCATACATATTCAAGATAAATTGATCCTTCATGAAGGCATAATCAATTGCAGTCTCAACAACGTATAAAAGATCGTTCATTACTCTGGTTTTGGCAGGTGCTTTTGTTCCCTTAGGAACGTGACTGTATCGGAACATCCTCCGATGTGTTTATCACCAAAGGTTACTTGAGGAAAAGTAGCTCCGACACCATACTCTTGATAGAAAGCTTCTTTTGTAAAGTCTTTATCTAACTTGTAGACAACGTATTTCACGTCAGCAAATTCAAGAAGCGTTTCAATTTTTTGACAGTATGGGCATCTGTCTTTTGAATAAACAGTGAATGTCATGTTGTTTTCAGTGTTTTGAATTTTATTTAGTGTGAATAGTTGAGGCCAAGTATCTCTGATAATCTCTGCCAATTTATATGGGGTCTCCGAACTAATCATTAAAAAAGGAGGGTTGCCCCTCCTAGTTTATCAGGTTATAACCTAATGTGTCAACCGATTGCAGGTGCAGTCAGAGCAACAGAAGTTGTAGTAGCAGCAGCAAGGTCTAGAGGGAAATTGTGTGCGTTCCTTTCGTGCATTACCTCTAAACCAAGACCAGCACGGTTGAGGATGTCAGCCCAGGTAGGAATGACCCGGTTCTGACTATCAATCAGTGACTGGTTGAAGTTGAAACCGTTGAGGTTGAATGCCATCGTGGACACACCAAGAGCAGTGAACCAGATGCCAACCACAGGCCATGCAGCCAGGAAGAAGTGCAGTGAACGTGAGTTATTGAACGATGCATATTGGAAGATTAGACGACCAAAGTAACCATGAGCAGCTACAATGTTGTAGGTTTCTTCTTCTTGACCGAACTTGTATCCATAGTTTTGTGACTCATTCTCTGTGGTTTCACGCACGAGGGAACTTGTGACCAAAGATCCATGCATAGCAGAGAACAAAGAACCACCGAATACACCAGACACCCCAAGCATGTGGAAAGGGTGCATGAGGATATTATGTTCTGCCTGGAAAACAAGCATGTAGTTAAATGTGCCTGAAATTCCAAGAGGCATGGCGTCAGAGAAGGAACCTTGTCCAAAGGGATACACGAGGAACACTGCAGAAGCAGCAGCAACGGGTGCGCTGTAGGCAACACAAATCCAAGGACGCATACCAAGTCGGTAAGAGAGTTCCCATTCACGACCCATGTAAGCATAGATACCAATCAGGAAGTGGAAGATGACCAGTTGGAATGGTCCGCCATTATATAGCCACTCATCCAGAGAAGCAGCTTCCCAGATGGGATAGAAGTGAAGTCCAATAGCATTGGAACTAGGCACAACAGCACCAGAGATGATGTTGTTTCCGTATAGAAGAGAACCAGCGACTGGTTCACGGATACCATCGATGTCCACGGGTGGAGCAGCGATAAATGCAACGATGAAGCAAATTGTTGCGGCGAGAAGCGTAGGAATCATCAGAGTACCGAACCAACCAACATAGAGGCGGTTGTTCGTTGAAGTAACCCAGTTACAAAACTGGTCCCAAGTATTCGGTTGTTTTTGTTGAGCGATTGAAGCAGTCATTTGAAAGGGGTAAGTAAAAGTTCGGGGGAACGAACAGTTATAAGTATATCCCACAGCACCCTCCACTGTGGGTATGAGAGACGTGATTTATACACCCATAGGTCTCGGTTAGCGGGTGTAGTAATGTTACGAATTATGAGAATTCCGTAACATTTGTTTATCTATTTATTATAGCACAAAAAAAATCCCTCTGTCAAGAGGGGGAGTGGGCAGTTTTGAAAGTGTCAATTAAAAACTTAGGTATCAAAAGATACCGGGGATGATTTGGCCTGTTACCGCATATGCTCCCATAGCAGCAATAATACCAATCATTGCTGCCCAACCATTAATACGTTCTGCGCGTTCGTTCATTGTTTTTCTCCTTAGTAAGTTTCGGAAAGTTGCTCTACAGCATAACCTAGAATCACAAAAAAAGCAACTGTTGTGATTGTCCAGAGTGTTTGAGTCATCAGAAGATTCCGAAGAAAAACTTGTCAGTGAGAGCATAAGAAATAAACCCAGCAATAATACCGACCATAGCCCAGCGTCCATTGGTTTTCTCCGCTCTTTCTGCATGTGTTTCTAGTGCATAACGTTCAGCATCTGATTGCGATACGTACATCGTAGGCTCTGTTGCCCACATATTCTGTTGACCACGCTCATTAGTTGTTACAGTCATTGTAGTTTTGTAAAGAACTATTACACAATTATATAGCAAAAAGAAAGGAGTGTCAAGCACCCCTTAGTATTATCTGATACTTATTTTGTTATGATTGATGTGCAGGATGCCCTTCAATTTTCCCATTCTCATCATATCCAGGAGGAAGTCTTCCTAGATATGCATTCCAATTAAACAGAGCCTTCCAGTCATCAATTTTGTTGGACTCTATCCAGAAATTGAAAATACCACTATAACTGTTCTTGTGGAAGATGTCAATATGTTCTGGGTGAATTGACGATCCAAGATCCAAACGATAAAGGAATAAAGGAATACAGTAAACCTTTCCACTCTCAAAGATCACATCCTCTGATGTAGCACGAGGTCTTACATCTTGATCTAGTTTGAATTTGTTACCACGAACATGAAGGTTATAAATTTTCTGTGCATGAGAACGCTTCAACACATATACAGCAGCGGAGAAATCATTGATGAAACGATTATGTAAAGTCACATAGACCACAGCGGGGTTGATCGTGGTCAGTTGCATTGCATCATAATTGTATGGAAACAATGCTGATGCATCTCTGTAACTAAAAGGCCAGTATCTTACTGGTTCAAAACAAGCATCATCCTCCATGATCATAACTTCATCTTCAGTCATTTCTTCAATGAAGTATTTGATCGCTTTGAGATGAGACATACAACATCCGATCTCATTTGGAATCATTGTATGTGGAACTGTACCACTTAGATGAGTGCTTGGATCATCCTGACGTGCATCAATACCAGAGATTCTTGTGTGATTTTCAATTTCCCAATACTTAAATTGATTCTCCATGTGCTGACGCCGCTGAGTATCAGAGTCAAGATTGATCCAAAGAACGGGGGGAATCCCTTTCAGTTTGTATGCTGATTTATTCTTGTCCATTTCTTTTCCTCACATAATCGATAGTTTCATAATAGTTTTTTAATTCCTCAGTTGACATGTCTTTTATTTTCTCATAGAGAATTTTATTGTTCTCTATGTGTGGGTTGGTAAACCAAGAGTTCATAGTTCTGGCATGTTCCATGTGATAGATTGTATTCCTCACTCTACCAACTTTGTATCCCAGTTTTTCAAATCGAACTGGACGTTCGTTATCTTCATACCCATAAGAAACAAAATGCTCATTCTCCATACCACCGTCAATGTATGACTGGCGTTTGAAAAATTGAGCCCATCCATAATCAGATGTTGATTGCTCCTTATTTGGATGATTTTCAAAAGATTCTTCAGAGAAGTTTGAGTTGACTAGACTATTGATTAGATCTTGATCAACATTTACTTTGTACTGATATTCACCCTGTCCATAAGGATAAACCAGATCATATCCTTGATTGAGGATCATGTGATATGCCTTGAAGTAACTATCCGCAGGGAAAATTACATCAGTATCATAGTTTACTACAACATCAGTCTTAGATTCCATCAACATATCATTGAGAACTCTTGTTCTATGAAAGATAGGATCTTTACTTTCTTCGTAGAACAAAGTGACTGTAGAAAGATCCTCAATCAGATGTTCTAGTTGAGGAGCAGCATACTTTTGAAACTTTGATTCTTCATCAACTTCTTGAATAATAACATTTGTTTTGAAATTTTTCAATAGATAAGCAAGACTAATCACAATGTTGCGAAGGCGATCCTGACTCTCAATTCGGAGAGGCATAATGAAAGTCGCATTGGTTAGGTCATGCATATTCTCTAGTCTCCTTATGCTTGTTTGTCACATACTCTAGTTCTTGACTGTTTGCTTCCCAAGATCCATCCGGATGTTGACAAACAATATCTAAATCTAGGTTTGCAGAGATACGATGATCACCTTCTCTACTTGCTACAAGTATGTTCTCTATGATAGATGGCATACCATGATAGTATCTCATGCGATGATAGAATTCTGTATCCATTAGCATCTTGCAATTAGGATCAAAGTATTCAATACATTCTTTTCTCATCGTAACAATAGAAGGACCACCCATAAAGTTCTGTCCTTCTAGAAGATGTTCAGACCAACGTGGAACCATTGGTCTGTAGAAATCACAACCGTCTCTGGTATGCGAAAAACCAGTAACAACCCATGATGCATTTGTATCTAAGAACCTTTCTCTAATTCTCAGTAAAGCAAAGGGATCAGTAAACACATCATCTTGAAACATGATCTTGATTAGATCTCCAGTGCAATGACGAATTGCAGTGTTGGTGTTAGCAGGACCATTTCCATGATCATATAAGTTCCTTACATATACTATAGGAAATCTATCAGAGTATGTCTCACAAAGATCAAGGATCTCATCATTTTTTGAATGATCGGATACAAGAACTTCAATATTTTTATATGACTGCCTTCCAATGCTTGAAAATAGTTGGAGCAAATATGCTCGACCATATCCTTTCATTTCATAAGCAGGAATCGCAATAGAAATCTTATCCATTGAATGCATCTCCAACTCGCTTTGCCATTTTCAAGAATGTACTTTGCTTACCAGTATCAAATGGTTTTGACATAGCAAGAAGTAGAAAATCAACTACCGCTTCTTTGACGTGTTCGGTCCCTCGTTCAACATTGAAGACAGAGTATCTTCCATCTTCATCAGTGTACGGATGATGCCAATCTCCTTCTGGTATAAACTTTTCGGTCTTATACTTTTTGAGATAAGAAAACGCATTGGTGAGTTCATTAAAACGCGCTTCAGTTTCTGGATCATCGGAACAAACAAAAAACTTTTGATCTGCTGCTCTATTTACAACGTGAATCCAATGATCAACGTCAAATGATTCAATATTAACAAAATCTGTCATACGCAAATGAATACCATAGTATCCACCAGTCAATTGATTTTGTTTGAGGAAGTTAGAAACTTCTCTCATAATATGATCACTGAACTGCAATGCTCTGATAGTTTTGTTTATTTCTTCTTGGGGAATCCAATCATAAAGAAGTGGTGTGTAATAAAAAATATTTTTATTACTGCTGTTGATCAGATCTATGAACTGCTGTGGTGACAAGTTTGCGGGATCGACTGCACCCTTGCCAAAGAATTGCATATGTTGATCATTGACCGATACAAAATCATACTTGTCAGCATGAGGATAAAACTCCTTCAACCTCCATTCAACAACATCAATATCTAATGGTTGAAAAAGATCCTTCCAAAGAGCACGACACATGTTTGTGCTAGGCCAACTTATGGTAGCAGGAAGTCCACACAGTCTTGCTAGTGTGAGACCTCCGATCAAACCACTATATCTATTGCCGAAACTTCCGTCACAGCATACATGAAAATGTCGGATCGGTTTCATTCTTCTCTGATGTCTTCAAGTAAAAATGCTTCTGGTTCTTTCTGGAAGTATCCAACAACAGTGTTTCTATCTTGAAACACTTCATCCCAATTTCCAATGTTTTTCCTAAAATCTCTATCTTTATTCTTAATATAAACTGTAGTCATGCCCCAAGATTCTGGGCGATGACGAACATGAATATGACTATCTTCATAAGTGAATCCTTCATTACCATGCTGTTCAAACAAGGATTGAATTGCAAAGAATCTTCCTACAGCAACCTCTGGACGATCCCATTTGAGACCTTTCTCCTGAACTTCGGAGTGCCATGTTAGATCATGCATTCCTACTGGCCAATTCGTATCATGAAAGACGATGTAACCACCTTCTTCAATATGGTCCCACCAGTGATAAAGTTCTGATAGAACTTGACATGCGACGTGAATGGAATCTACAAATAATAGTTTGACTGTTCCATATTCATTAGTATCCCAGTGTTTTCCGACACTAGAACTATCCCCTTGAATCAAATTATAGTTTGGATACTGCCAAAGATCAAATCCAAGACGTTTGAATTGAACATCAATACCATAAACTGTATTGTTTCTCTCTACAGCATCATAAGTCATAGTAAGAGAAGAAACTCCATAGTCAACTCCAAGATCAACAAAGACGTTGTTCTCACCACATTGATCTACAACTCTTGCAAGTTCATAAATGTTTGTTCCTAAGTTGCTGAATTGAAAATTCTCTTCCGTAGAGAAATTCCATCCACCATATTTGCCAGCACGAATACCTTTTCCAATTGTTACAGTCATATCAGAAACCAATTTTTTCGTTTTCACAGAAAGGGTAATTATTTTGTGTCAGATAATTATAAAGAACTGATTTGTATTTTGAATTTTTGAGTTCAGCAGTAAGATTTAAGAACTCCTGAACGACATATTTATCCAGATAAGGATACCTTGTCTCTATGCCAAAGGATCCAGCAACATGTTCTTCTTTTGCAATGTATGTCTCCTGAGAACTTCCATAGAAAGATGCCCATGGGAATACTGTAGAAAGATCATCTGGAAATAGACCACCAAAGTTACTGTGCTGATACTTTTTTACTCCTTGGAAACCATAGTCAGAAAAGATTTCGTCCGCTCCTGATCCAGAGAGGTAGACTTTGTTTCCATCTTTAATGGCTTTGTCACATATAAAAACGAGAGAACCAGCACCATGATCATCAGCGATATCCATTCCATATTCATTGTAGTCACTTGAGGTAGAGTGAATTGTATTTTTAAACGGTTCAACTTTGTCACGAATATAGTCTACAACTGAACCTCTAAGACTCTCAGGTAGAGTATAGATTTTATGAACTGAATTATCATTGAACATATCATGCCGACGTTCCATGACATTCATATTCTCAGTTCCTGTTAGTGAATATGCTGTGTGTACAACGTTCTGTCTACGAAGTTCACATGCAATTGCTCCACTATCATATCCACTGGATAATCCAATAAAGATTTTTTCTCTACAGTTTTGAGTGCGTTTTTTGATTGCATTCTCAAAAGCAATATTCCAATCAGCAAATGAATCTTTATGTTGATCAATGTTAAATTGAAAGAGGGAACCTTTATCTTCAATAATATACTCTTTATTATGGGGGTCCATGCTAATCAGAATCCTGGTGTTGGCAGGAACTTTTTTGGGATTCTTGAATCCAAGTTCAAGCAATGCGGACTCATATGAGGCAACACCAATCTCACTATCTTCCACACACCACCACAAAGGTTTAGTGGCAAATACATCAGTGGAAAGAAGAATCTTTTGATTGCGATAGTCAACTAAACAGATGGCAAACTCACCATCCAATGCATTTGGCATACGGAATCCATACTGAAAATACCGAGGGATGATTATGTGACCATCACTCTTATATCCTTCAGCATTATAAATCTCACCATTGTATACTACAACCACTTCACGTTCTTCATCAATAAAAGGTTGAGGAGTAAACTCACCAGTAATACTGAGAAGATTATGCATAAAATAAAAATCTCCAATCTCAGTGAGCGTGGTGTTATCAGGACCACGATGCACCATCAGACGATTGGAGTCAGCATTAGGTTCTTTACTGGAAAAAATAAAACTACACATCTATATTCTAGAATGATTTGATGTTGTTACCTGTGGAAAAATAGTGTTTCTCATTATCCCGTTTGCATTTCCAGGCATGATTGATGGAGTAATGCCATGCATATGCAATGCAAAGGGAAGACTAAGTTGATCTCTAGATGAATACTTACAAATCAACTCCCACCATGTTAGCATAAGTGCTTGAATTTGCGAAGTATTTCTTTGAATCCTACACGGCAATTCGTAAAGACCGTTTTCTTTTGGATACGACATTGACTCATAAAAAATCATCTGAAAATCCACAAAAGAAAGTTGATCAAAATTCACTGACTTAATAACTTCTGCTTCCTGATAGACACAATTTCTTTCTGGATGTTTGAATAGTGCGATATCACTATCCTTCAAATACATGTTGATTATATCAATTGGATTCATTACAACCATATGTGTAGAATCAATCCAGATATAATAATCATATCCAGGCACAAATAGATGTGGAAGAATTTTAAATATCTTTGCGTGTCTTCTATCAGTATATCTTTTATCAATTGTCCATTTTGGAACATTATGGAATTGCCACATGCTTTCTTTAGGACGTTCTAAGTCAGAATCAAAATCTACAAAAGCATGATAGTCTGCTCCTTCAATTGGATTCAGAGATTCAATTGGTAGACCAGCACCAATTGAAGCCGTTACAATTGCAATTTTCATTTTTCTCTAGAACGATGAATTTCATTTAGTTCCCTCATGAATTTAATCAAGGGACTTTGACTAAACTTTTCCAACTCATAGTTATCTTTATCTAAACAGTGACTACTCCATCCAAACTTTCCATCGTCACCAGGAACTCTGGAATGTGATTGTCCGATTCTTTCATCAAGACCAAGCATCTCTGCAAATTCTGAATAGGCAGATTCGCATCCTTGATTCTTATGTGCAAGATACATTTCATTGAAGAAAGTAACTCTCAAAGCAAGAAAAGCATTTTCTCCATATTTTACCATGGCAGCAGTTCTAATATCTGTAATACGAATGTCTTGAACATGCTTTAGTCTTGATCTAAAAATTTCTGCGACTGTATTAGCAGCAGCATTATTTCCGCCAATTATGAAGAACTTCTGCTCCTGAAACATCTTAATTGGATTAGATTTGTTCAGGTATTCAGGACTATGCAAAATTTCAATGTTCTGATATTTCTCGCACACATCGTAATAAAATTGAGGGGTGGCAGTTGATTTGCAACAAACTGGAGTTCCTGGAATCATATTATCATTCAATTCGTTCAAAACTGAATCCAGTAGTTTGAATCCTTCTGCCTTTGGAGTATCTACAGAAACAAAAACTGCATCAAACTTTTCTAATTTATGATTTGAAATTTTGTCATCATTAATTTTTGGATCAATAATGACTTGTTCCTCTTCTGAAAAGATAGAACCTACTGCAGATCCAACGAATCCATATCCAATAATTAATACTTTCATAGACGAATCCAATTACGATTTTCAGGGATTAGGTCCTTGGTATCATGACAATCATAAGCAGGACCGAACCATTTGACAGGAGATACCAGAGTACGAGTGCGATCTTTCTGCAGGAATGCTCCCCACCATGAAAGAGAACTATTAGCAGTGATACCACCATCACACAGAATCATCAGGCACAGGTCCACAAAAGGAACCAGAGCACCATCCTCATGCTTGTCAGTGGACTCAGAGAAGTTGAAACGATCAGCAGCAAAGAACTCTTGTTCCTTACACCACTCAATCGAGTCTGAGAACACAATCACAGGTACATCCTCAGGAAACTGCTTGAGTGCCTCTTCATAATATTCCAGAGTCTGAACAGGATGCTGATCTTGCAGGTTTACATATGCCCACTTGAATCCACGTTTGTCAGCAAGATTAGGATCGCCACGACGAACGTGGAGCATGATAGGACGAGTATCAAATGACTCCATCATCTCTTGACATGGTTCAAGAATTCCTTTCTTGAATTCAAAATCTTGACGAATATCATTCTCAATCTCTTCAAAATACTTCATGGTTTGATAGAAACCATACAGATTCACGTTATCAGGACATCCATCATAAATGTCTTGATTGAAATGAAACTGACCCTCTTGAACATATTGCTGAGAAGGATGAAATCCAATATTCCTATCACTCACGTTTGTCAGTTTGAAACAATCATGAAGACCATAGTTATCAACACTGTCATACGGAGGAGGAAACATAAAATCAAATCCACGATGAGCAGCAATGCCGCGAAGAGCAGCATACTGAAACATTTGATTTCCTAGGCGACCGTTGTTCCCAAGACCATTATATCCAATGCTCATTTGGTGTACTCCCTTTTCATGTCTTTGAATACTTTCATTATACCATCTTGAATGCTAGTTTGGGGAAGCCACCATCCAGTGATATAAGTATCTGCTTCGTTCTTTTTATTTTGCTGTACGGTATCTTTTGCTTCAGCAGCTTTGAAGATAATTTGTTTGCCGTCGATATTAAAAAGACCAGTGATAATGCCAGCAATCTCTTTGATCGTTGTAGTTCTAAACGATGTGATGTGAAGTGGATCATCAACCTTGAAATCTGTAAAGCAATTCATCACAGTTTCCAGTGCTTCACAACAATCTTCAGCGTAGAGGAACTGACGTTCTTCAGTACCATCAGTCAGCATGTTGACTGTGCCACCATTCTCAACTTCAAATCCTTTGCGGATGAAGTCAGTAATCACATGGGACTTCTCTTCATCATGTTCAATGCCATACACATTCCAGAACTTTACGGTTAGTCCTTTCAGAGACTTAGTATACAGTTCACCAACACGCTTCAGAACACCATACGGAGAGTAACTCATATTACTCATTTGCGATGATGCAAACACAAATTGCTTCTTATACTTTTCAAGAAGAGCAAAAGTTTGTGCCATCAACCTAGTATTGTTGTTGATGAAATCAAACGTGTGTTGATACTTAGCAAGATATCTGGATCCGCCAACATCAAATGCAAGGAAGAAAACAAAGTCACTATCACGAATCTTTGCTTCTAAAAGACTGTTTGGAAAGTAAGTTAGATCTTCAAGTGGCGATCTAACAACATCAAATTCATATACTTTGTAACCTTTGTCACGAAGATATGTGGTCAAGTAGGCACCAATCTGCCCACTCGACCCAAGAATAGTTACGGTCTTCATTGTTTAGCAGCAATTTGTTCAGAGATCCATGCGTAAGTTTTAGCAATACCTTCTTCAAGAGTCATGCTGTAATCCCACTGAAGTTTCTCACGGATGAGATCATTGTTAGAGTTACGACCACGCACACCAAGAGGTCCATCAATATGTTCGATGTTGATAGTTTTACCTGCTACCTTGGCAACAGTTTCAACGAGACGGTTGATGCTCACCATCTCCTCGGAACCAATGTTTACAGGACCAAGGAAATCTGATTCCATCAGGCGGCGAGTTGCTTCAATACACTCATCGATATAAAGGAATGAACGAGTCTGTTCTCCATCACCCCAGACTTCAATAGTGCCACCATCATCTGCATAGGCAACCTTGCGGCACATGGCAGCAGGAGACTTCTCTTTACCGCCTTCCCAGGTGCTGTCAGGACCATAGATGTTATGGAAGCGGGCGATGCGAACAGGGATGTTATGGTTGCGATTGTAGGTTAGATACAGACGCTCAGAGAACAGTTTTTCCCACCCATATTCAGAGTCAGGTCCCGCAGGATAAGCATCAGATTCTTTCAATCCAGGGTTCTCTACATCCATCTGTGCATACTCAGGATACATGCAAGCAGAAGATGAGTAGAAGATCTTGGTTTTTCTATAGTTTTCTGTGCGAGGTGGATTACACAGTTCTTTCTTCTTAGCAAACTTAAGTTGTGCTCGTAGAATATTGAGGTTGATCATAGCAGAGTTGTACATGACCTCTGCATCATTATCACCACTGAAAATATATCCAGCGCCACCCATGTCAGCAGCATACTGATAAATTTCATCAAAAGGTTCCTGCATTGATTCGGGAACCTGGTGATAAAAGTTACCTTGCTGTCCAGAAAAACGAATTACTCTCTCGGCAAACTTTTGATCTGTAAGATCACCAAGAACAAATTCATCAGCAGCAGTTTCAGAATACTCAGGACGTTTGATATCAACACCACGTACCCAATATCCTTCTGATTTTAGTCGGCGGACCATATGACTACCGATGAAACCACCAGCGCCAAGGACAAGTGCAGTTTTAGTCATTGTTTTCTATAAAATCTTCAATGGTTGTTCTAATTCTAGCATGAAAGTCCCAGTATTGCTTGGACCTTTCATAGTTTTCAGTAATAATTTCTGTATGATCAAAGTAAAACTTCTGAGTTATATTATCAAGTATATCTTTAAGTTCTTCAATCGTATTGAAAATGATCATACCATCGGTGTTGAAATATTCCCCGATGTTTGGAGCACCCCAGTAAATTGGAATAGTTCTAGAAGCGAAACAATCAATAAGTTTTTCTGTTATCCAATTGTTTCGTTGTTCGTTCTCTACAACTATATGATATTTAGCGGACTCAAAGAGGAAGTTCTTATTCGGTACTCGCGGTGGTGATTTGTGTTTGGTGATTGTCATGCCATTCAGATCTTCAGCATCTTCAAGTCCTTCCCAAATTTGCTGTCGAAGTTGATGACCTGGTGCCCATCCTTTATCACTAGTAATAAAGGAAATAACGTTTTTCTTTTTTAGTTCAAAGGAATCAAAATCAATCCAACAGGTGCCAAATAAAAACTTTTGAGCATTGAGAAGATCCAAAAGATCATCTCGCCACGTAAGAATTAAGTCAAACTTATCGGCGTTACTTCTAATTTGATTTGCAATATCAAGAATTGATGGTGGTTCAATTTGAACCAGTACATTTACATCACAGTCAGAATCAAAAGCAATCTGATCGTAAGCAATATGAACCTTTTTTTTATATTGACCCTCTGAAGATAGAGTGCCAGTAGTTTTTACATCAAACATAATCACCAAGTAATTGATTTATATACGTGACAGCATCCTCAAGATAATCAAAGTGAACTCCGATCATTTTCAAAACGGGATGCTCATGGATATATGGATCGTCAGAAACGATCACAACAGGTGCTTGATCAGCATATGCCCATGCTAATTCACATATAGTGCCATAGGAACATCTACGATCACTAATACACTTAGGAAGGTATGCGAGAACAACATCACATGTTTTGATATCCATGTAATTTTGTGTGATAACTGCAGATGGATTTACTAACTCCATCCGCGTAGGAGATATTGATCTAATTCCATCAGATAAAAGATCCGATGCTTCATTTCTCCAAAGAGTAATTTCATCTTCGGTACAACCTTCTATTGGTCCGGCAAGATAAACTGTTGGTACTTTTTTCATGATGAAACTTGATCTAGAATTTGAAGAAGTCTATCTACTTTCTTTTCAGTGACAAACTGACTATTTCCAACGTACAATCCATTCTTATGAAGAATTTCTACATTCGGATTCTCTCTTTGAGAACACAGTTTGTATTTTTGAAATGCGGGATGACGAAGAAGGTTACCGCTAATGATTGGTCGATACTCAATTTCATTTTCAGTAAGAGTATCTTTCAGAATTTTGATGGTATTCTCATTGTATGAGATGATTGGAAAAGAAAAACTACTGTTTCCTGGTTGATACTGTGGAACTCTATATCCAGAGGTATGCACTAAACCACGGTGAAATCTTTTGTAGTTTCTACGACGAATTTCAATATTCGTATCAAGTCTTTTTAGTTGAGATAAACCAAGCACAGCACAGACTTCATGATTGCGGAAATTATATCCATCAGTCATAAACAAGAACATTTTATCAATGTCTGGATTTTTATCTGCATACTTTTTGAACATGTATGGAGATGCTTCTCTTGCCATACCATGACTACGCTTTAGGCGCATCAGTTCATAAAGTTCTGTGTTATTTGTACAGACAACACCGCCTTCAATAGTAGTCATATGGTGCCCAAAGTAGAAACTAAAAGTCGAACCAGTAGACTTTGTACCTCTCTTTTCACCATCAGGTCCGCAGACACCATGAGATTCGCATACATCTTCCAAGATCAAAGCATTAGGAAAAATTTCACGAATCTTTTCAACATTCGATGAGAGACCAATAAGGTGTGTAATAAACACAACTTTGATATCAGGATGTTGAGTTGCAACATACTTCAATTCATCTTCATCAAAAGAAAAATTTCCAAGATTGATATCACAAAAGATTGGTTGCAATCCTGCTTGAATGACAGGTGCAACATTTGTCATCCAGGTAGTCGCTGGTACAAGAACCTTGTCACCATCATTCAAACCATAATGTTCTTTTACTGCAGCGATTAGCAGAGAGTTTGCAGTGCTTCCGCTAGAAACATACAAAGAATATTTGACTCCTAACCATTCAGACCAGGCAGATTCAAACTCACAAACCTTTGGACCATTGGTAAGTCTACTGCTAGTAAGCAGAAAATATGCCATCTTCAGACGATCACTTAGAGTGATTGTGTCTTCCATCAAAGGCCAATACATTATTTTACCTCCAGTTTAAAATATTCATATGCAAGTCTGAGACCCTCATCAAGAGATGTTTTAGGTTCCCATCCAAGATTTTTTAGTTTAGTTGTATCTAATAGACGTTGTTTCATACCTTCTGGTTTACTAAGATCCCAAGATATTTCTCCATGATATTCTACCACATCTACAATGTGTCCGACAAGTTCTTTAATAGAAATATCACGTCCAACACCAACGTTGATAATATCTCCATCATCATAATTTTTCATCAAGAAAATAAGAGCATCGGCAAGATCTTCAACAAAGATAAACTCTCTTCGTGCAGAACCAGATCCCCAACAAACTACTTCTTTTTGCTTCTTATTTTTAGCAACATGAAATCTATGAATAAGACCTGCAATTACATGACTTGATTCTGGATCGTAATTATCCTTAGGTCCATAAACATTGGATGGTTGAACTGAAATAAAGTTGCATCCATGTTGTTTACGGTATGCTTGGCATAGTTTGATACCAGCAATCTTTGCCAAAGAATACGCTTCATTGGTTGGTTCAAGGTAACCAGAAAGAAGATACTCTTCTTTGATAGGTTGTTGACATTCTTTAGGGTAGATACATGCAGAACCCAAGAACATTAGTTTCTTGACATTTGCTACATGAGAGTGGTGAATGATATTGTTCTGAATTTTTAGATTGTCTTCAAGAAATTGAACTGGATAGTTGATATTATCTTTGATACCACCACACCTAGCAGCTGCTAGAAAAACATAATCTGGTTTTTCTTTACGAAAAAAATCTGCAACAGCAGATTCATTAATAAGATCTAGTTCTTTTCTAGATCTGCAAATTGTATTTTTATAACCTTGCTCTCTTAGAGTTCTTACAATTGCAGAACCAACTAATCCATTATGCCCTGCGACATAGATCTTATCATTCGTATGCATACTTACTGAATCCTCCTGCAGCAAGATGTTCATCTCTCTGAGCAAATTCAATATCTTTATCAACCATCTCCTGAATCATTTCATCAATAGAGATTTCAGGTTCCCAATCAAGTTCCCTACGTGCCTTGGTAGAGTCTCCAAGCAAAGTTTCCACTTCAGCATCACGGAAGTATCTTGGACTAATGGTGATGACTGTATTGCCAGTGATAGTATCAATTCCAACTTCACTAATGCCTTCACCTTGCCACTCAATATTCATACCAAGGATTTTACCAGTCTTCTCACAGAACTCACGAACAGTAATCTGTTTCATTGTTGAGATTACATAATCATCTGGGTGTTCCTGTTGAAGCATCAACCACATGGCACGAACATAATCTTTTGCATGTCCCCAATCACGCTTAGCATCGAGATTGCCAAGTTTTAGAGTCTTGAGCAATCCAAGTTTTACACGAGCAAGATCACGGGTAATCTTACGGGTTACAAAGGTCTCACCACGACGAGGTGATTCATGATTGAAAAGAATACCAGAGCAGGCATACATCCCATAAGATTCACGATAGTTCTTTGTGATCCAATGTGCATATAGTTTAGCAACACCGTATGGTGAACGAGGGTAGAAAGGTGTGGTCTCAGACTGAGGATTCTCCTGCACCAAACCATACATCTCAGATGTAGATGCTTGATAAAAACGAACCTTATCAGTCAGTCCAAGAATACGAATTGCTTCAAGAATACGAAGAGTCCCCAGAGCATCACTGTTTGCAGTGTACTCTGGAGTCTCAAATGAAACCTTTACGTGACTCTGTGCGCCAAGATTATAGATCTCATCAGGTTGAACCATTTGAATGATTCGGATGAGATTAGTCGAATCTGTTAGATCACCATAGTGCATGGTGAAGTTTTTATTTGTATTGAAGATATGATTGACTCTATCAGTATTGAAAGAAGAACTCCTTCTCTTGATACCATGAACTTCATATCCTTTCGATAGGAGGAGTTCGACAAGATAAGATCCATCTTGTCCGGTTACTCCTGTAATCAATGCTCTCTTCATAGAATTAGTCTCACATCCTTACTGTTCCCTAGACGATTATAATTTGTTTGTTCTGGAATCAAACCATCATCACCAATTCTATCACAATATCCATGAACATAGTCAGTGCCATCATCTGCTGTGCCCATATTGCAGTAGATATTATCTCCATCAAAGAAAAGGTCATCGATAGTTTCAATCGTTCTTGTGCTTTGACCTTTACCGTATCCAATACCAGTGTTTAGATTACTCTTCTCAAAGTGTGCAAAACCATCGTTCTTATACTTTGCAGGATCTAAATCAAATACTTTGTAGTGAAAATAGGTTGGTATGACAGATGATTTAGTATTATGAGATACTGGTTCAATCCTACCTGCTACTGGATTCTCGCTAGGAATCTGATGAGTCCAAAATTCATTACCAGTGTACTTGAACATTCTTGGTTCAAAGCAGGTCTTGGTATTGTCCCTGAACCAGTAATGTTTGAAGACTTTTGTGGGATTATATCTTCCCTCTTTTATGCTATTGAAATACTCTTCCTTCTCTGATGGATGAGGAAGAACGTTGAGTTGATTCCATGAAATAACATCTGCCCATGGTTCAACACCTTCAACAATCTTGCGTGGGTCATGATATACCCACTCGTCTGCCATAAAACACCCAACCCATTCACCTACTTGAATATGTGGTTTCAAATTATTAAAAGCCGCCTCACGAAGATATTGTTCGTGAAACGGCTTATCGGTTGGGTCTTTGGTATAGAGAATGTTGTATTGCTTACAGAGTTGTTCTGTAAAGTCACTATCAGATCCATCAACAACTGAGATAGTATCAAAGACGTTGATGTGTTTTTTGATCCAATGCTCAATGATTAGATCATCATTGCGCGTCATTACAATACAATGTACTTTTTGCATCTTATACTCAAGAAATTAATATGCTCGCCACTTATTTTGTAAAAAAATAAGAAATCAAACTCTTGATTTTACAGATTGATACCATCCCCACAGTTCTTCAATCTTAGTGGCAAGATCTACAGGAAGAGGAGCGCCTGCACCACCACAAGGAGTATGTGTTTTTTCTTCTAGTGCTTGAAGTCTTTTCTCTACTTCTTTATCATATTGAGACATAAAAGATCCACTCGTTGACTTTGACGTTGCCATTGGTAAAATAAAATCTTCTGTGTTATTTATTAGTTCCAATGCCTGTAGGCACCAACCTCAGGATCTGGGTCTAACCATTTTGTGTATTCAAAGTCTTCCATGGCAGTCAAGATTTGCATCTGATTGTCACAGAGATACATGTCAGAATAACGTTTCGACCAATCATTAAATTTTTGAATCCGATAATCAAGGAACCCATTTTCAAGAGTTCCCACGCTCACATAGCGGTAAGGATGCCGCTCCATAAGAACATTAGGTTTCATCAGGCAACCTTCTTCAGATCATTTGTAAGACAGTTTACCACGGTAGCATAATCTTCAATAGGATCATCATAAAACTTTACTCCCTCAGCAGCATAATAGCGGATGATTTTTTTGTAAAGTTTGGGATTTTTGAGGTCAAGAAAGACAGATCCTTCAACAGTTTCCTCAAGAATAGGAAGATACTTTTGAAACTTTTCTGAAATAGACATTGGACTTTTGTGTACCTAAGCATTTTAGGAGAACTTGGGGTCGTTGTCAACCCCAATGCTGATTGCGAGGATCGAACTCGCCTGTATCCGATTATGAGTCGGGTGCTTTCACCAGATAGCTAAACCAGCAACAAAGTTATTGCAGCACTAGAACTTGAGTTCTTGTATGTCTATCGGTATTCCTCTGTTATCTTCTAATGGTTCGTACAATAGTCTAGCATTTTCTTCTAAATCTGTAAAAGAAAACACTTCTCCTGCTTCCATTCTTTTAACATAGTGATCATAATTAGATCTGAATTCTTCAACTGTAATGTGATTTGACATTGAATCAATTTATTTGTAAGTATATATCGGGGCAGCAGGGATCGAACCTGCGACCTCTGGTTCCCAAAACCAGCATTCTACCGCTGAACTATGCCCCGTGGCGGAAAGGGTAGGATTTGAACCCACGGATGCTTACACATCGACGGTTTTCAAGACCGTTGCCATAAACCACTCGACCACCTTTCCATTACCTTTTTGTTTTGACACAAGCATAAGATTTGATTGGAACCTTTTGCTTGAAGTTGCCTTGCATATCATAAACCAATTCAAAGTTCTCTGTCAAGAGGTAGTATCCTGTGAGATCTTTTCCATTATCCAACCATCCATAACTGATCAGTTTTTCATTTACGTCCTGTTCATTTATGATTTTATCTGTATTCAGATAATGATTGAATCTTTGGTGAAGGTTGATCATCGTTCCTCAAAATGGATTTTCCTAACTTTACGTTTGCGTCGGTTCTCTTGGAATTCTAAGTCCTGACTTGTCAGAACCCCAGAATTATTTAACTTCTTTTCGGAATTCAGCAACACAACTTTACTTAAATCAACTGCAGAGATTTTATCCTCCCTCACAGTTGTCATGTTGGGACATCCACAGCACTGTGTCTTGTTCGTGCTGTTCAATTCTTTGTTGCAAACTTTGCATCTGACTGATAACATCTTTTAGCATTCCTTTAATTTCGTCAAGTTCTTCATGTATATCCTGATGATGAAACCTCAAGGGTTTTTGAATAAGTTTCTTAAATTTTTTGTCTTTCATTCTTTCAAAAATGATCTGAGCATCCAAACATTTTTACCATGAGATTCTATCAAATCTTGCAGTAAATTAGAAGTAGCACGTTGCTTAGCACTTTCTACTTCTTCTACTGCCTCAGAAAAAATTTCAATAAGTTTTTGATTATCTTTATACAATTGTGCAACCATTGTTTTATCAGTAGCACCAGGAAGTGCTTCTGGAATTTCTGAGGTTTCAATTACTAATGAAATAGGTGCCACTGCTTTCATTTTAAGATATCTCATGTGTTCTGTCAACCTATCAACTTCAGCAATCATTGTAGTATATTGTTCACCAAATGCCTCATGCAATTGAAAGAAATCTGATCCGACTACATTCCAATGATATACCCAAGTTTTTTGCATCAAACAAAATAAACTTGTTTGTGATTTATGAAGAACTCTGTATAAGCTTTCCATTATTTTAAGTTTTTGTTTTATTTATCAAGTGGGCGATGACGGGATCGAACCGCCGACATACTCCGTGTAAAGGAGGCACTCTACCGCTGAGTTAATCGCCCTGGCTCTCCCACCTGGACTCGAACCAGGAACACTTTGATTAACAGTCAAATACTCTGCCAATTGAGCTATAGGAGAATGAGGAGAAGGAGATCTCTTGGACGGAACCGCAGGATCACTTCTCCAAATTTGCTACCGGCATTCTGGTTTATCTTTCCAGCGCAAATAGCAAGAGCGGGTGACGAGAATCGAACTCGTGACCTCTGCTTGGAAGGCAGATATTTTACCTCTAAACTACACCCGCAAAGTAAGAGTTCCAGCGTGAACTCTTCTATGACAATTAGAACATAAACAAACACATTTGTTAAGTTCTTCTTGAATTTTTTGCAAAGAATAATTACTTTGCATCATTTGAGATATTCCTTTATCTTTTTGACTTTCATCAAGGTGGTGAAAGTCAATAACAATAGGATCACTCTCACCACACACAATACAAGGAGTCATTTTTTCAAGAACAAAATTTTTATTTCGTTCCCTACGTAATTTTGACTGTTCAGACAGTTTTTGTTTTACTTCTGGTTTTTGGCGATACCCATTACGATATCTCTTTTCCCAGTTTTTATAATCTTCCTTGTTTTTGTAAGGCATTATCTTTGGGTATGATGTAACTATTTATTATATCATACCTTTTGATATAAGACAATCATAAACCATTTAGGTCTGATTGTCAAGTGTCGATGAGAGGACTTGAACCTCCACGAATAAATCCACTGGAACCTAAACCCAGCGCGTCTACCAATTCCGCCACATCGACAAGGCAGGCAAGGAGGGACTCGAACCCCCAATCGACATCTTAGAAGGATGCTGCATTATCCATTATGCTACTTGCCCCTGTTTACCTAGTTATTGTATCACTCCTTAGGGCAGTCGTCAACCCACGGAGCACAGATTCTCATTTCTCCACCAAGCAGTCTCTGTGCCTCACTGCCGTCTGGTGCTTTCTCACTATATCTTGCTTTATACTTTTTGTCTGCCTCTTCAATAATCCGATCATACTCTGGTGTTACTGCATCAATTGCACGATCTACATCACGTTTGATTCTTCTATCAAGTTTCTCAGGATCTTTTATTACAAACTCATTGAGTATTGTACCTGGAAAATATCTCCTTTGCACTTCATCAAGTAAGTCCCAAATATTATTTTCAGATATTCCAGTGCATTGAGAAAGAGTTGCAATAATAGAACTCAATACAATTCCTACAATTGCATATTGCTTTATATCTGGTTTTTTCTTTCCAAAGTTAAAATTGAACAAGGGGAGTTCTGCAGCACTCCCCAGTATTTATTCTATTGTATCAAACTTCTACCGTGATCAGTTTGGACGCATAATCATGAGCATACGAAGTGCGAGCACCATGATGCCCCCAACCAATCCAATCATACGCATAGTCCATGTAGCGATAAATTGATTTTCCAGGAGTTTTCATCTTCTCCTCAATCTTTTGCCACTGGACTTCGTTTGTAAGATAACGAAGTTGCGTATCAAGTGATGATGGAGAACCACCATACTTTTTAGCAAAATCACCCAATCCATAATAACGATTGGCAGATGTCCATTGAATCAGTCCATATCCACCCCAACAGGATGAATAGGACCTTTTACTACCACCTTCGCAAATATTAGGCACGAATGTAGATTCCTGTCTAATGTTGCCCATGATGGTAGCAAGGGCGTTTCTGTCTCTAATACCACGATCCTGGAAGTATGCCAGGGTAGCATTCTCATGTTCATTACACCCTTTACAAATTAACCTTGTCTCTTTAGGTTTTTCGGGAGCAACCTCTTTGGTCGCTGTCGGTGTTTCAAACTCCTTGATGATAGAGAAGGGCACTGGAGGTGCCGTCAAAGAAGGAAACAGGGGCAGTGTTGCCGCATTGGTTGTAACCGTTGCCAAAAGGGGCAGGGTTACTGTAAAGAAATTTTGCACTAAATTTAATTGAACTCGACATCCGTATAGAGAAAGCGCACTTCCCCTTTCTCAAGGGGCAATCTCCACGGCTCTAAATCAAAGTCAAAGACTCATAACGAAAAACCCACCTTTTGAGCGGGTCCTACCATCATAAGTTTTTATTTAGATTTTGTCAAGAGTCCACTTCTAAAAGTGGTACAGATAAATACTTGCAGTGTTCACTCACGGAAAAATGAAAAGACTTCTTTTAGCCTTTTCGTTATTCTTCGCTATTCCTGTAAGTGCCGTTGAGATCACATCTAAAATTACTGATTCCGTACAACTGACCGTCCAGGGTGCTGCGGTACAGTCCCAAAGAATGGGGGCAGTATAAAGAGTTTCACGATAAGTGATCTATTTGATTCTTTAATTTTTCAAAGTGCTCTCTGCTTACAATTTTACCCCTATATCCAGGATAAAACTGCTTGACTATTGCAGGAATACCCATCGCAGTAATCGCACTATCGCAAATCACACAGACTTCTTGAGTCTCATAATTGACTACGTGTTCTAACGGAAATTTAGTTTTCTTCATAAGTAAATGTTTTGTTTTTGACTTTTGTATCAAATTCACCAGTTCGTCCTGGTTTCATTTTTCCAACTCCAACATTTTTTCCTTTACCAGGCCAAGATGTTTTTGAAGTTCCTTTAAGTGTAGCAGATCCTTTTGGTTTTCTTTGAATCAATACAGAATCTTGATCGTCTTTAGATGATCCTTTAACATTGCGTTTATGTTTT